GACGATGGTGTGCTCGGAGTCAAAAAGTTTTTCTGGCACTTCGGGCAGGTTGCTAATGTATTTGGATTCCACTGAGAATCCGACTCCAGTACCGCAGAGCAAGATGAACATCGCCTCATCGAACGATTTCGGGTCATCGACTGGTAAATACGAGCAATTGTAGACACAGGTGTTATCACGATCAGCGCTCTTTCCTGCCGTCATCATGGCACGCATGGACGGCATCAAATCTAGGTTATGGATAGCATCAAAAATTTCATTTCTTAATTCTAAATTATTTTGTATCGCTGGTGTGCGATTAAAAATGTAGTCGACATAACGATCGACTGTTTCTGCCCAGGTTTCTCTGCGTTGTTTTTCATCGATAAAACGGGCGTAACGGCTTGCTGCAATATATTCTTGATATTGATCCATATGATTTTTATTGTAATAAGAGTGGAAAAAACGCCCCACCAAACTTCGGTGGGGCAACTAGAGGTACTACAGGAGAAAAAATTAATTGGCGAAGTCGACTGCAGCAGTTATACCACCGCCACCTAAACGCTCACCGTCTTCCAGTTTTTGCAAATTGCCTAAACCACATGCAATTCCTTTTGAGCCTTCCATGTTGTATGGATAGAACTCAATGGCTGCACGACCATAGCAACCAGAATAAAACTCGTCTGGATCGATAATGGGGTTCATGTCGGCATCGACAACACCTGGTTTCTTAACCGAGTTGGCGTTGATGAAGTAAGAATTTGCATATGCTGCATCTTCTTTTTCTGCATCGCCATCACGCAAACCGCCTTTGAGCATCTTAGGCACTGTGCCACCGAAGTAGCCAGCAGAATTTGCTTTTGCCTCTTCGAATGCCTTGTTGATTTTAGCGATCGTTTCTTTGTCAGACTTAGGGATGATAATTGACACCGAATACTTTGGAGTCTTACCGTCACCTTTATCCATGGGAGTAAATACGTTTGCGTAAGAGAAACGAACTTTACCAGTTACAACACGAGGATTTTTAGTAGCCATCTTGCTTTCCTTATTTCCTAAATTTGATTGGACTTCAACGGTGCCAATCTCTACCGTACCATCATCAGTATACCAAGGTTTCCAATGGTATAACCAACAAACATGATGCCAGTTCCCATACTACCCTTCATTAACTGGTCAACTGCTACACCAAAGTATATCAAAGTGGAAACAATAATCAATGGTGTGCTCATGAGAAATCCTCTTCCAAAGTAGTGTCTTTTACTAACTTAGGACTGCCGTCTGGTCGTTCAATAAGTCCGCCAAGGATCGATACTACCTGCCCTTTTTGACCTAGTTTTTCCAGTTGCGGTACTGATTTTGGTTTGAGTTCGTACATGTCATCTCTCTTAAAACCTTTTTCTTCCAAGATTTTAACAGCCAAATCGTAATCCACAATTTTACGATGCCCTTTAGGTACAACCAATTTGAAACCAGTTGGGATTTTATTTTCATTAATTGCTTTCTCGGTTGCATATGTTTCCACATCACTAACCCATGATTTTAAATCTTGGGCACGAGATAAAACTAACTCAAATTCTTCTTCATTTAACAACGGTGCTGGTCTAAAGTCAAGCGCAGCAATCTCGTTAACAAAATCAGAGCGTGCCTTACATGTTGCTTTGGCTCGGCAAAACTGACAGTGTTCACCTGGAATAAAGTCGCCAGTACCAGCCCATGCCTTTTTGGCTTTTTGTTTAACGAAGTAATTTGCCCAATCTAAGAGTCTCGTGATCGTCGTGCCGTCCGTGCTGATTGAATCAAGGCGGGGCTGGTAGATCGTGTACTCGATTGTTTTGATTTCGGGGTACTCTTCTTGGAACTTACTGTACGCTCCGAGGGCGTAGAGCCGGAGCTGCGTGTTGTCTTTCGCTTGGACGGGGATGCCTCGACCGTATTTGAGGTCGATGACACGAATGGTGTGCTTAGAAAGTATAACCACATCGGCTGTACCAAAGCCGTCAGGCACCCAATCAGAGAAGTCCACACGCTGTTCAAAAAGTGGAGTATCTTGATCGCCGATCTGGGATCGTACATAGAGGACGTAATTGTCGACATGGCTGTCGAGTTCTGCGTTGTAGTACGCATTTTTGTAGAGTTCGGTGACTTCTTCGTCATAATCTTTTTTAGAAATTTGATTGAAATGCAAGCGCAATTTGATTTCAGCCAGTGAATGGGCTAGTGTTCCTTCGAGACTAAAATCGAATTGTCCTGGTAACTTTTTAGGTTCTGGTAGGGTTTGCTCGAGACGAGCGCTTGGTGTGCATGTTAACCACCGTTTTGAGGATGATGCTGAGAGTACTGCATGTGTCGTGGTAGACATAACTGGTTTCCTTATTAAACTGATCTCGTATAACTACTTATGCAAACTTTAACAGATTTTCATCTGATTTGCATTTCACAATACGAAATAGTTTTTAAGGCTACAGTTTGGTTTCCCGCAACTGTTTGATTAGACTGGAAACTTCTCCAGCAAAGTCGATTTGGACATCTTGTTTGATGTCTTGCTTGATTTCCATGCGTTCTTTGTAGTCGGCTGGAAATTGGGCGCGAGTAACCACTTCAAAGAGTCGGGTATTGTAAGTGCGGTTGTTTAGATTGGCGAGTGCCTCTCGTTCCCACCACGCTTGACTTTCCACGACGGCTCTGTCCATGGCCTCGGCAAACTCGGGCTTTTCCTTTTTCCAGCGATCCGCTGTAGTTTTGGAAATACCCAGTGTCGAATACATAATTTTTTGTGATGCGCCCGTCTTGCCTAACTCAATGACGGTTTCGCACATTGACGGGTTGTACTTCGTAATCGATTTCATTTTTTAGCGGTCTTAGCAGACTCAACAAATGCCTTTTTGGTTGGGGCGCCTTTGGTGCCAGGTTTACGCATTTTTTCGCCAGATCCTTGCTTGATACGTTCACGTTTAGCGTGGATATTGGCATAAAGTCCAGGTTTAGTTGCCATAAAATAACCCATAGGTTAAGCACCATAGTTCTAAAATTAACTTATAGGTTATAAATAGAACTATGGGTGCGATTGTTAAATAGAAGATTTCTCGTTTAGAAAACAGCGGTAATCCTATTGATGCGTTTTACTCCGTCCACAAGCTGAGTCTCAACTGCATTGCTGATGAACTTGTTCATCTCAATGGCGTTGTCAATAATCTCGTGCATAGAGGGGAATTTAGGGGCATGCTCAAGCAGTTTTTTGCCAGCTTCGTCAGCCAATTCCCAAGCCTTTAACTGGGCGTTGTACTGCTCGGTTAAAAACTCCTTGGAAGTTTTGAGTAAATCATAGCGTAATTCGAATGGATTCATAGTATTTCCTTTTTGTGTATGTGTATGTGATAGGGTTTCGGAGCGTTTCCCAACGAGTCCTATTCCCTATTACTACTTATGCAAATTTTCAGTCTTTTTCGCCCGAAATAATAACTTTTTTAGGCGGCTTTTGTTCCAGTGCTTTGCGTAGGTGGGGTAGGACTTCGTTCAAAATGCCCCTAGTCATGGCGGCAGCTATCTCCCTGTCGCGCATTTCTTTTTCCTGGGATTCTTTTAAGGCTTTTTTCTCAACTGCCTTTTCTATTTCTTTGGCTACATTGGTTGAGAACCCTTTGCTTTTTAACAGATTGCGTAAGAATCGATCACTCATCTTTCTTTTCCTCTTGGGATTTCATGACTGCCTCCAAATCAGTTTTGGCTTTCATTACTTGCGGCCCCGCTTGGTTTTGAATCACATTAATAAAATACGAAAATGCAGTCGTTGGTGATTGAAATGGTTTATCCAGCATGTTTAATAATATGTTTAAATCACGCACGGTAAATTCTAAATTAACTGCAAAATCATCTAGCATTTGTTTTGTTTTATCAGACATCTCTGCTCCAGTTATATTCGTCTAATTGAAAATATTTTTTGTACACATCTCGCAAGTGCCAACATCTTAGATCGAGCATTTGCTTAACTCCTTCCATGGCGTTCCACACTTCGTCTTCGGTCATTTTCTCTGGTGCATCAACATATTTTGTGATTAACATTCCTAGATCTTCGGTGGTTGCCCAAACTTGCATTATGGCTTCGTCAATATCACTTGCTGTTTTTCCGAACGGATTTTCTTGGCTTACTTTCTTCATGTGTGTCATCCCTTACTGTTTCAAACAAATTAGTAAATCGATTATTAAACTGTTCGTCTGCCATTTCTAATTGGCGCACAACATTGTATAGTGCATCTTGAAGTCGTCTAGAATCCATTTCTTCACAAGCGGTTGTAAGAGCATCGAGGATTCCAATGATGCCTTTTAAATCACATCCTACGGATTCAAGACTGCAAAGCTCATGATAATACTTCATGCTTACCTCTTAATTTATACAATTCAGAAATCGTAATAGTCGCCTCTTGCATTGTGTCACACACCCAAATACCAATAATGTCTTTGTATTGGCTAGTATCAAGATCTTCTACACCT